CTTTATAATTTGTCGCCAGGGGTACATTATGGACGTCACATAATCTCATTAACATTGAGACATCAACGTCATGTGGGTGTTTGTCGAGTGGGTCTCTAAAAAAGATAACTGCATCCATTTCTTTTCGGGCAACCATTGCTCCGATTTCTGCATCTCCTCCAAGAGGACCACTGTTGACGCGCTCTACCTTTTCCACTCCAGCGTGTAAGATGCTTGCTCCCGTCGTTCCAGTTGCTACAAGTTTTACGTCTTCCCGGTTGAAGAAGTCTAGTCTCTTCATTACAAAGGCAACCATATCTGCCTTTTTCCCATCGTGGGCTACTAGTGCTATTTTCATTCATTTACTATTTTACGTAGTTCGTATTCACTATTTATAGTTTTAAACCTAATTAAATCATCAGTGGCCTCAATTAATTCAGTAATTGTAGTAGTTTGCCATGTGAAAAATTGGTTAAATGGAGACATGATCAGAGACCTATCTATTTCAGGAGTATCATGTTTATCTTTAAAGGTACCGTCCTCATTCCATTCAATCCAGAGGATTTTACTTGAACACTTAGTTAATCCATCACGTTTACGAACAAGTTCCCAATTCATCTCTTCTTGTTCTAGCAATATTTTTGGCTGTACTCCTGTTATCATATTACTTATATGAGAAGGTTCACGCTTGTTTCCTAAGCTAATATAAACAAAAAAGCCGAGACTAAAAAATCTCGGCTTAAATTATTTTAAATGATGTGAATTAATCAAGTGTCATTTCAAATGGTAAATCACTTGGTTCATAATAACCATCATCGCTATGTAGACCATACCATTTTCTACCATCTGTAAAGTAGAACCAATCGTGAGCTACGTCGTGAATTACCTTAAAAGGTCTTTGATATAGTTCGAACTTGATTGACTTTGCACTACCTCTAGCTAAATACTTTAGAACTGGAACACCATCATCCCAAGTTTTAGTTGTTGTCGTCGCTTTAATAGTGGCTGATTTGCCTTTTAGCTTTGCAGTATATACTTCACCACTAACCTCATCTGCTAAAAGTATTGCAGCTTCTGAGTCCATTTCATTAAGTACTGACTCAACAAGTCTTAGCTCTTCTGGTGAATACTCTTTAGTTTCTCCATTAATAGAGACAATATAGATTTCTTCATCACCTTCTCCTGTAGATCCAATAACTGAACCGATCATTCCGCTATCAATACATTCTACGTTGTCACCTGCAGTAAAATGAGATTCATTGATAAACTGTTCGAATAATTTTATGTGTTTCATAATTAATTTCTTTATTTAAGGTCCATTCTGACTTTAAACTTTCTGTCCCTAATGATTGAATTCATTTCATTAGAAAGGTATGCTAAGATTTCCATTTGAGCATTCTTAGCTGCTTCATCGACTGAATCTTCAGCCATATCTTGTGAGAATTCTTTCCAATTGTCTGCAGTATCTTTATACCATTGTTTAAATGCTTCGATTAGGTCAGTTGAAGGTACATCAAGACTTGGAAGTTCAATGTATTCTTCATTAACTGAAGAGAAAGATTCAAACGTTTTTACATGTTTCATTTTCTTACGTTTCTTTTTGTATTCTTGTTTTGCATCGCCTTGTCCTGCAGGAACATCACCAGAGCCGTTTGTTGATGAAGTAGGCAGCATGACTGGTCCCATTCCTCCGATATTAGCAGGTGTGATATTTTCCTTAACTTCTGGAAGTCCTTCGTGTTTCGTTTCTGCAAAATCTTTTAATTGTTTCAGTGTCATTCCGTCGACTAGGTCTTTTACCTTATCTCGGTAATCACCATCAACGTCGGAAAGTTGCATATCGCCTTTTTTTACAGCATATGCAACTCCCATTAATCGTTGTTGTGTTTTACTTTGACTCGGCATAAATGTATCTTAAAGCTCTTCTTTTACTACTGATTCTTTAATACCTAAGAAATCTGCTGCTGCAGCTTTTAACTCATCATAAGTGTATTTACCACTTAATGCGTCAGCAAGGATAGTTCCACCTTTTTTACCAGTAGCGTATAATGATACGTGGTCAAAACCTAACCATGGTCCAGTAAATTCATTTTTAGGGTTTAAACCTAAATCTAAAGCTAAAGTTTTAGAAAGAGATTGTCTTCCTAAAAATTGATCGTTATATCCTAGTTTACCAGCTTTAACGTAAGCTGCAGGATTTACAGCTTCACCGATAAATTGTTCAAATAATTTAATATGTTTCATTTTAGTATTTTACTTATTTTCTGATTACCAAGCGTAATCCATTTTCTCAATTTTAGAGATTCTGTCTTTAATCGACTTAGCGTAATTCTTTACTTCTCTTGAGTAGTAATTGCTACCATATCCAGCCTCTTCTTCTCGCTTTGCTTGATTTGTATAGTCTACATATCTGTTAAAGTCATCTAGAAGATTTTGCATTGCGTTTGAAGCATCTCTTAGTTTAACCTCGCGGCCTTTAGGATCATTTCCGATGACAACATCTCCCCATTTTCCTTTTTTACCAGCAGTTAAACCATCTTTAATTTGTGCGGTAACAACATCAATCGCCTTTAGAACCTCTTTGTCAATTGGCATTGCAGCGGCTCTGTTTGCTAAGATGTCATGGTATCTTGCAAGGTTTTCTTTCTTAAAGTCTTTATCACTCTTAAATGCGGTTGCACCGGCTTTAGCAGCAGTTCTTTTATCTCTTTGAGCCTCTGTTGAATATCTTGCTCTTAAAATATCTAGGTCTAGAACATATGCTCTATCTGCAAGTTCAGCAACTTTAGATAAACTTGAAATACCTGAACCCCAACTATCATTAGCTGCACTTTTTCCAAAACCAGCTCCATCATTTCTCTTAGTTTTAGCTAAACTTTTAGTTCTATTTTTAGATCCAAAACCTCTTGAATATTCTGCAGCTAACCATTCATTAGAACCATCAGTCACTCCAAGTAATGTATTTCCTGGAATCGTTGTAACTCCCCAAGAATTACTACCAGCATATGGGTTTGGTTTTTCGTTTGTTGTAAAGTATAGATAAACTGCTCTGTTTCTCTTTTCCTTTCTAGCCTGTTCAGGATCCATTTCAATAATATCAACATCTTGAATTTTATCTAGTTGAATTTTAGCCATTTGGTAGAAAGTCTTAGCAAAGTCTTTTGGCATAGAACCTGCACTTGTTAAGATTGACTGTAGTTTCATTGAACTAAATGCCTCGTTAACTGTTGATTCTAGTAACTCTGGAAATAGATCTTCAATATCTCTCATGTCCATGTCATATTGAGGTGACGTTAAGTATGCTAAAATATCTTTTTTATCGCCCTTTAGCATTACCATTCCTGGGTTATATTCATCAGCTTCAATATTGTACTTTTTAGAAAGTCTTCTTAAGTCTGCTTTTGAACCTGCAAAGTCAATGTCAATTTCAACCACATCAGATTTAGCTTCAGTAACTGATAAATTATTTACAAAATTGCTGAATGATTCGAACATTCTTTTGTTTTCCATTTTATTATTTTTTGTTTTATTTTCTTCTTTAAGAGTTACTGGGTAAGATTTACCATCGTATTCGAACTCTTCCTTACCTTCGTCTTTTGCTTTTCTAGCAGCTGCAACAAATGCTCTACCTTCTTTAAGAGTTACTGGGTAAGTTTTACCATTGTATTCAAACTCTTCCTTACCTTCGTCTTTTGCTTTTCTAGCAGCTGCAACAAATGCTCTACCCTCAGTAACTTCTGATTCAACTACAGCCTTGCCTGATGAAATCATCATATCAAACCATGCTTTAGGGTTGTGTCCTTTTTCACGACCATCTCTATAATCATACCCATCACCTTTAGGGCCAAGTATAATAATTGATTCACCATTTTTGAACCTAACCTTATCACCCTTTTTTAATACAACGGTTTCGTTAACTACTGATTCTTCTAATTTTTTAGCAGCTAATTTAGGATCCTTCTTAGAAACGTTATCTAAGTATGAACCATTACCCCAGAAAGAAACAACTAATTCAGTTTGAGTAGTTGAATGCATGCCTGGTTTGTAAACTGCAATATCTCTTAGTTTTTTGTTAGAAGCAATAGTTTTCTTCATGAAGTCAAGAGCTTGTGCTTCTGATCTGAACTTCTTCATAGCACTTACACCGTCGCTATAAATCACTTCGTAGTTTTCAGAAACTGCTGATTCCTCTACATATGTTTTTGCATGCTTCATAATTGCAGCTTCAGCTTTTTTATAGTCTTCACCGTAGTATAATTCTGTACCGTCGCTCCATCTTTCGATTGCAAACTCACCATTTTTACTTGAAGTATAAGGCTTGTTTTGTTTTGGTGGGTAATATAAAATAATTAGACCATATGGTGCGTCACCATCTTTAATCATTTCATAACGAATAATATACTCACCAGCATCTGTAACATCTTCTTTGCGGCTCCAATATGCTTTACCACCTACTGATTTTCTTAATTTTTCAGCTTCCTTTGAAGGCTCTTGTTCCGTAATCTCTCTTTCGCTGTAAGATTCTTCTAATTCGTTAACTACTGATTCTTCAATATATTCAGCTAACTCATCATCACACCAACCATACTCACAATCACCTAATACTTTTTCAAGGTCTTTTTTCTTGCCTTGCATTGTAATTACCGGGTGACCTCCTGCTGGACCAGACAGTGATTGACCAATGATTTTCACTCTGTTCTTCTTTAAGAATTTTAAGAAGTCTTTGTTATCTGGATCCATTGCGTCCATTTCAACTTCTGCTTCGAATAGAATTTCTTCGCTTTCATTTACTGTAATCGATGAAAGTGCTCTTTTACCGAACTTTGAAAGTGAAATACCATCTTCAGATACTGAGAAGTATTTTGCATTTCTACGCATCCATTTTCCAGAATCTGCAGAAAACTCTTTTAAGATTGCATTGAATTCTTCTTGAGTAATCTTACCATCAGCAATGGCTTCCAGCATTTTATTTCTAACTCTTGCAACCTTTCCAACCTCAACTGCTGGATGGTTTTCAGTATATCTTCTCTTTAGAGTAATCTTTCTAGACTCGTCTAAGTTGTTGATAAAGTCGTTAAAATTTGACATTTTTATAAAATTTGTTTTTTTATATATTCTTAATAAACTCGTTGAACGTCAGTAGTGATGATTCATTAGCAGCCATTGACTGTTCTAGCTTAGCTTTTAGTTCATCATACATTCCATGAATTTCGCTTGGAGTTAACTTCTTAAATAGTTTCTCATCTCCAGATAACATCGCATTTCTAACTTGAGTTGCTGAAATGTTTTTACCAGTTCTTGGAATTTCGAATAGACCAAAATCAGTTCTAACACCTAAATCTTCTCTATAGACTGGCTTATCAACTTGATGTGAATATGTTTTAAGTCTATCAGTTCCAGTACCCCATAGTACAGGCTCATATCCATCTGCTCTCATTGCATTAAATAGATGGTCAATACCTGCAGTTGGTAGTACATAAACCTTTTCGATTGGGTATTTTGCCTTTAACTTATTTAGCATTTCAATTTGAGTGTCCTCGTCATAAGGTCTAGAGAATGCGTCTTCTTTCTTTTTGGTCTTTGCCTTAATTAGGAAGATTACAACTGGATGTCCATTTTGCTTATGGATCGTTTCTAATACCTTTGCATGTCCTAGTGTAAATGGTTGGAATCTACCAACAAACATATTAACTAGCTTCTGTTGTTCAGGATATTTAACATTAAGAGCTTCAGTAATTGGGCTCTCTTGGTGTTTTAGTCCTTGGTTTTGTAAATAAGTTTTGAATGTCATAACCGATGCTTCATTGCTTTTTGCCATAATCGAATTATCGATCTTGTCGACAATCTCATTGATCTGTCTCATTAGATCGGCATTAATGATCTGTGTTTCTTTAACCCTTCTTTTTCTAAAAGAGCCAAGTGCTATTTTATATAGTTCCTCAAGAACCTCATTTGAAACATACTCAATTGTCTTCTCGTTCTTAATAAACTTAGTGTTAAGTTTAAATTCTGGAGAAGAAGCAAAATCAGCTGAATCAAAAGTTACTCCAACATATTTAGCAGCGTTTTCTGAAACATATGAATTAAATAACTTTGAAATTAGTTCAATGTATCTTTGATCTGCCTTCTCCTCATTTAATTCAATACTTTCAATATCATATGTTGTAAAGTACTCAACTAGATCTAGGAGTGAAAGCTGGTACATATGAGATGGTTCTCTTTCTTCTTTCTTGATTAAGACATCTTCACAAATCTTAAAGTTTTTAACCGAACTAGAATCAAAAAAGTTAATTACAATTGAATCAATAGTTCCATCAAGACCCTCATTTAACGCAGTTGAGTTCATTGCTGGGTTAAAGATATTGTACATTTTTCTTGAGAATGTGATATCTTCAAATACTTTACCATACTCAGCATCTGATAGAGCCATTAATTCAGAAAGTTGTTCTCTTTGGAATTCATTTAAACTTCCACTAAATAGAACCTGTGGTCTTTGTACCTCTAGTACATCAGCCCATTTGTTAAGAATCTTTGGATCTCTAATTACCTTTTTGATAAGAGAATGATCTGCTGGATTTAAAACTTGAATGTGTGTTAACATTAAGTTGTTCTTTGGTATTCTATCGTATTTGATATTTACCGTTTTTGAATCTGTCATATAGTCAAATCCAAACTTCCAGTCTTTTGGCATTTCCTCTTTGTTATCTTCACTAATTGAATCAAAGTGGCTAATTGCCGATTCGTAGTATTTTACGATTGTTCTATCGACAGCATTCATCGGCTTTTTACTTCCACTCTTGAAGTAATTGTAGCCTTCTACTGTTGATTGAACATGAAAAGACGACGCTTGTAACTTCTCAGTAACAACACATGGAAGTTTAAGCATCGCTTGAAAGTCATTAGTATTTGACTCGCTATAATATGTCTTTAAGTTTTGTAACGCCATAATAATTTAAATTAAGCTGGCCAGATCATTACTGTACCTGCATCGTACCATTCACTGTACCATCCTCTTTTTGAAAGTTCCTTTTCCCATGTTTTTAGAACTCCAAGTTCGTAAGACTTTAAATTTGAATAGTAGTCGTAGATTCTTTTGCCTTTGAATTCATCTTCACATTCTCCACAAACCCAAATACCACCTTCAGAACCGTTAAACTCTTCTGTTGTTCTAGGTCCGTCAATATACGCTGCGATCCAACCCATCATTGAGTTGCGATCTAAAACTGAAGCTTCGTTTAGAAACTGTTCAAATAGTTTTACCTTTTTCATAATGCTAATATAAGAAAAAGAATTGACCTAGAAAAATCCAGGTCAATCTTTTTTATTTTTTTAAGCCATGTCTCTTGCAGCAGACCAAATTGCATCTTCAATTTCTGAAGAACCCATTCCATCGCAATCAACAAAATCAGAGTCTACTAGATTATCGTTGTTATCGAATACTTCAATATCAAATCCAGTATAACCATCATAGGTTGCCTTAAAATAACCGTCATCTAAGTCATCTATGATTTCATCACCGTCTGCACCTAATTCATCAGCAATGTCTTTTTTCCAATCTCTTTTAGATCTTAGTCTTGCAGCTTCATTTAGAAACTGTTCAAATAATCTTACATGTTTCATCATTTATTATTGTTTTTGTGATATTTTTATCTACCGTATTTTATAATACCCATTAGTTGGTTAATTGCAGCAAAAGTACCTGTTAATTTGTAAATTTTGCCCTTGTACATAAATACTAAACCTTCCGATGGAATAATTGATTCTATACCTCCGATTCTATCAAGTCTTGCTAGTTCAGATTCAACCTTTTCTATTTTGCTAATATCTCCAGACTTTCTAATCTTTTCAGCCTCATCTCTAAGTTCTTTATGTAGCCTTTGCATTTCAGCATCTGGATTAGCAGCAACAAAATTAGAAGCATTTTTTAGGATAATAGAACCAAGCTCTAAGAATAGATCCTCAAATGGTCTAATATTCTCTTTATATTTTTTGCTAACGTCTTCTTTATCAAACTTCTTAACTGCAGCTGCCTGTTCCTTTGTAATTATTTTAACAAGTGACCTCATGTTAAGAGTTTTCTTATCACTATACGCCCATCTTAAAAGAAGTCCCTCTTTAATGTCTTGTGGAAGATCACCAAAGTTTTCTTCAATTTGTTCTCTCCACCACATTTCATGGTATCTTGAAACCTCATCAGCATCAGTTAGGTTATATCTTTTACGTAACTCTTCGATTTTGTTTAGGAACTTTTTCTTATTCTGTTCAAAATTAAGATCTTTACCTAGTTTAATAATTTGAGGTGGGATAATTGTAAATGTATCTCCAATAGTTGCCTCTACTTTAGCTAGTGCATCTGCAACAGCCTTCGCTGAACCTTTAACATCACCAATGATATTACCTTCACCGTCGGTTTCTTTAATACCGTGGAACTGGATTACATCACGGTCATATCTAATTACGTTTGGATTCTTTGAGTAGATTAACTCCATATTCATGAAGTTTTTACCATTAGCAAAAATCTGTTGATCTTTTGGGGAAAGTTTAGAAAGTTGCTTTGCTAAATCTTCAGCCGCTAATTGGAACGTGTCTTGTACCAGTTTACTTTTATGGCCTTCAAATTTATTTTTAAAGGTTGGCAAGTCCATTGGTTCTTTTAGTTCCGTTTTATTACGAGAAAACTTAACCTCACCATCTTGAATGGTTGCAAATACATTTTGACCATCAGTCTTTTCAGTAGCATCCTCTTCGAAATTAAGCTCTCCTTTCAGACCGGCCTCTACTAATTTTTTAAAGTCGCCAAAAGTTAAACCCTTGTCATCAAATGGATGTGACATATGTCCGGCTGCACCGCCTTCCATAATAGATTGGAGCTCAGTATTCCTGAGCTCTTTCTCTACTAAAAATTGTTCATATGTAAATAATTTATTCATCTTATCCTAAAGAAGCTTTTAGAGTACCTACACATGCACCATAGTCATCTCCACATTTGTCTAAGATACCATCTACTACTTCTTGTGCCTTTGCTTCGTCAAAATCATCGCCAAATGCTTGCTGAAGTACAGCGAATGCATATTCTTTAAATTCATCTGCTGATTTTACTTCAGCTTCAGAAACTTCTCCTTCTTCCATTACTTCAACCTCTTCTCCTTCAGTTTCTTCAACATCTTCAGAATCTCCTGATGGAGATGGATAACCTGCTGGGTTTGTGTTGTCTCCGTTGATTTCTGACTCATTTGCAAATTCTTCTGCATTTTCTTTGTCATCCGCATCAACATTAGTAACTTTATACTTTTTGCCGCCTACTTCAAATTCATCTTTACCATCAGCAATTGCCTTAGCCCTTGCAGCTCCAAATTCATTACCTTCAAGTATTCTAGCCTCTAGTTCTTCAGCACTTTCGAATGTAGCATTAAATGCATTTAGTAAAGCTTCTGCAAATTTGCCATAGTTAATATGGTCTAAATACATTGCAGTACCTTCAACAATTGCTAGCCCTGACCATTTAGCAGCACCAGCAATATTAGAACCATGATCTCTACAAATTTCTGATAATTTACCCGTTGATATTTTAACAGTATAGTTATTTAGTTCAGCAACTTTAACTTCTTTTGCAAATAATCTACCTTTCATTTTATTTACAGTCGATGGAACCTCTCTAGAGAAGTTAGCATCTTCCATTGCAGCTGCATATAGTTCTTTAACCGCTCCGATAACGTGGTCTGCAGGAACTCCCATTGCATCTGGTCCTAGCGCTGGATATTTCTCAAAGAATTTAATATATGTGTTCATTACCTTCTTTGCATCACGCTTACCAGTAACAACTACTGCTTCTCCAATAAATGCTTCAAATGCTGGAACCATGTTATCATCTTCATATGTATCAGCCATGTACCATTTACCATCACGCTCATCATATAGGTAAATAAATTCCGCCCATGATTGTTTTGCGTCGCTAATAAAGTCTCTAATTGAACCAATGTTACCTGTTAATGGTTCATCTCCGTCATTATAATAGTTAATCTTCTTTGGGTCAGCTTCTAGTCCAGATCCTGCACCATTTTTTAAAACTACATCAATGTTCTTTTTCTTAGCACCACTGTAACCCTTTTGGATTAGGGGTAGCATATTTTCTGGATAACCATCATAGTGCATGTAAACTGCTTCAATGTCTCCTGACTTTTTGCTTATTTTACCAAAGAAAGAACGTGTACCTTCTGTTACAAGAGATAGCGATTCGTTTAGATCAGTTCCGTCTAGTTTACCAAAGAATTCTTCTCTTTGATCTTCATCTAATTCTGAAACCTTAGTAACTCCATACTCTGCAAGAAGATCTTTAAAACTTCTTACTGTTTCCTCTCTAGCAGCTTCTTTTTGTGCTTCAATTTCAGCTAAAACTTGCTCTTGTCTTATTTTTGCGTAGTCTTCAAATGAATGTAATTTAGCCATTTGTAATATCTTATTTTTTGATTAACATACCTTTTATATATCTCCATCAAATTTAACCTTTTTGATGTCATATTTGAACTTTTGTTCTCTGTAAATTTTTTGTCTGGCCTTTGCATGTCGAATAAGGTAGTTGTCCCAATCCGGTGAACTAATATCGTCCACAAAATCAATGATTGTAACGCTGTCTTTCGATTCATGTTGTCTCAATCCACGACCAATTGATTGACGAATAATTACCTCACTCTTAAACGATTCAGTAAAGAAGATGTTGTGGATTTTCTTGATCGAGATACCAGTCGAGAAGGTACCATACGATGCAACAATAACAACTTCATCGCCGGCTTCCATTTTCTTTTTATATTCTTCGCGTATGTCCTTGTCAGTTCCACCATCAACATAATAGATTGTCTTATCACTTTCCTGTCTAAGCTTTTCATATATCTTTTGACCGTGTTCAATGCGGTGGAAAAGTACAAGGGAATTGCCGCGTACTCTGGAAATAATGTTACAAATGAAGTTAAGGCGACCTGGTGAATTAATGACATAATTCTGTTCAAATTTGAATACGTCTTTGCTTTCATATTTATTAAATGCCATTTCCTTGAACGCGTTCTTTGCGCCTTCGGTTGCATAGTCCATCTCAATAACTTTTACGCGACAGTTTGCAATATAACCCTCAGTTTGAAGGAAATTTGCGCTTACTTCGGTAATTAGTGGACCAGTATAGGCCATTAGTGTTAGTCGATCCAGTGTTCCAGACTTTGGTATAGTACCGGAAAGGCCATATCGATAGTCGGCATTTTTACACTTCGATAGGATCGTTTTAATTGACTGTGATTTTGCCTTATGTGTTTCATCAATAATCACAGCATCAAATTGGTCAAAGTATTCGGCTTTCTTCTTAATTAATGATTGATAGGTACCAATCACTACATTTCTACCAGCTCTGATCTTTTGACCGCTATAAATTTGCTGAATCTTTATGTTTACCTGGTTTCGATAGTTATAATCTGCAAAATCTTCGCTTGCTTGAATTACAAGTGAAACGTTTGGTACGATAAACAAGATCCTTTCAGCCTTTTGTTTCTCTAAAATATATGCAACTGTTAAGAATGATATCAGTGTCTTACCAGCAGATGTTGCAAGCTCTGAGAGACACTTTCTAAACTTTAAAATGTTATATGCAGCCTCGACTTGATAGTCACGAGGTGTAATGTCTGAATCTTCAAAGAAGTCGTCTACCCAATTTTGAAACGACTCTTGATTAATTCCTCGGTCAAATAATTCACTGATACCATTAATCTTTAGCTCGAACCTGTACTCTTTACAGATGTCCATCACCTCTTTCCAAAGACCAGCAGGAATCCACTTATCGTCCTTGATATAGGTAATGTAACCGTCCCATACCCCTTTCTTGACCAAAGGGTTGAATCTCCACGAATCAATTCTCTTGGTCAAGGATATATTTAACTGTTCAAGCTCTAATGAAGTTGCATCATCAACCCTAAGCAGTTGTTTATTCTCTGTTAAACTGAGCTCCATTCATAGGCACAGTTTTTTTATTTACCTTACAGATCTTTTAATGCAAGTCTGTTTCGGATGGCAAAACCCATATTATCTAGAGTTTTTACCGATTCTCTAAAGAACTCTAATTGGTTCTGTAGATGTGAGAGCATTATATTTTCATCAGCTAGGTCAGCTTCAATAAAACGATCTTTTTGCTTCTCACTTAATTTATAGTCAAAATTATAGTACTCAAGATATTTTTCTCGGTACCTTTCATTTATTCTTCTTTGTTGTTCCTTGATCTTCATGTTTATGTAAGCAATCTGATCAATCATAATCTGGCGGTTAGAGAGCACCATTGCAATAGTGTCCTCCATACCATTGATATAACGAAGCGACTTAGAAAGATCCTGGATTTTTAGGGTCCATTCCTTTCTTTGCTCACTTAGTTTTCCATCAAGTGCTAAAATCTTTTCTTTATTCGACATCTAATCTTGTTTAAAACAACGAACCCTTATTACCTTTAATGAACTTACTAGCCTTTAACTTCTTCTTAAATTTTGGTTTTCCAAGATCAAGCTTCGGAGCATCATGTTCGTATTCTGATGCGTTGAAATCTACCAGCATTCGCATACCTTTAAATCGGTCACGATCACTATAAAAATCATCTAGATCCTTTTCAACCATATCTGTAATATCTTCTATATATACCATAGATCTAACGAGCTAGAGGTGAAATAGTCATCCAACTTTTTAAGGGCTGGATTCTTTAGTTCATAACACTTGATAACTAAGTCGTTTAGATCCTTTATATCATATGTATCTAATTTATTTTCTTTTAAGAATTTAGACCACATAAATACAGATCTTCCTTTTTTTAGTTTCTCAATCATTTTCTTTTTACCAGTATCGTCATTATCAAATAGATACCGGACCGTTGCCATTTCATCAAACTCTTCAGTGTTACGGCCTGCAGTTGCAAGTGCAATACTATTAGTCATGAATTTAGCATCAATTGGACCCTCAAACATTGTTACTGGACGCTGGAAGTTTACTTGCATAATACCAAACAGTGTCGATAACTTTGTTACCTTTTCCAATTCTTCCTTTGAGAGCTCTAGTTCTTTACCAAGCTCTTCATATAGTTTAGGTAAATCATACGTTAAGTAACGACTACCTTTACCCTTCATTCTTCTACTTTGTGCTGACATAATCTTACCGTCTCCAGTAAAATTAAGAATCCATAAACGATTGTCCCTTGCACTAAATAAAAACTCTTCGCTCTTTTTATGAAGCAATCTCTTTTTTAAGTAGAGCCAAATCCAATCTCCAGGTTCTATTTCTCTTGCACCAAATCCTTTTTTAAACTCATCAACTGTTATTGCTAAGTCACTTACACTTTGAAATACTGAGTGTGTTAGTGTATCTGCCTGTGAAGTTACAGACCTGTTGTGTTTGATATAGTCAATAATGGTAAATGAATCCTCTGAACTTGGGAGTCTTACCTCGTGGTCCTTTAAGAGAGTCTTTACATCAGTATGCGTTCCACAGTTATAACAATGATATTGAAGCGTGTCCCAATACATGTTACCACGTTTCTTGGTATCATCACTATGCGAATCCCCACAATAAGGACATGCCATAGTAATTCTACCAGGCATGTCCTTTAGCATTTGCTTGTTGGGACTTGAATGCGCCGTCAGACAAACGTCTTTCAGCGCTTTCATAATCTTTAGTTTAAGCTCTTGAGTTATCTGTGGATTAGATGTCGAGGTCATTCAAGAAAGAATCTAAATCATCATCACTTGAAACTTCTGTAGTTGAACTGCTTGTTGGAGCAGCAACAGCTTCAGCAACTTTTTCTTTCTTTGGAGCCGACTTCTTTGGAGTTGATGAAGTTGAGATCTCAGAGATTGCATCTCCAGGATTCAAATACATTTTTAGTACTCCATTTACAAAGTCGCGAGTTTCGCCATCCCATGCTTTGTAGTCGTAAGTTGCGAGAGAAGGTGCCTCATCAAGTTCTGCTTTAATTGCAGCCATTGATTCTTTTGTACGTTCAGCTGGTTCACCATTAACGTCAACTGCTGAGCGAGAAGATGAGAACTTAGACTTATCGTAGTTGTTGTATTCGCCTTGACGAGTGATAATCAACTCAAAGTTTTTACCTTCAAATAGGTCAAATACTTGTGTTGGTTCACCGAAGTCTGGCTTCAATTCAGCATCGATCTTTTCTTTAATCTTGTAACCGAACTTGAATACTTTGTAAGTTCCTTCTAGTGCTGGATTCTGTGGATCCTTAATAATTTTGATTAGTGAGTAGTACTGCTGACGTCTTTTTAGTTTGTCAGAAGCTTTGCGATCTACTGCACTGTCGCTGTTACGAAGTTTCCAGAATACATCTGCGATTGGGCATTTCTCACCAATAGTTGATGGAGAATCTACCAATTTACCGTTACCATTAGCATCTGTTAGCCAATGTACGTACTTTTGAATTAGAGAATTACGTGGATTCTCAGGGTTTGGAACGAAGCGAATTAATGCTTTGTAAGTTCCGTCTTTACCATCATCGGCGGTTGGTTTATAAACCTCATTTGCTGATGTGTTTGCTTGGGGCTGATGCGTTTCTACGTCTTCTACACCCAAATTGAAAATGTCAAAATCTGCCATAATACTTAAAAATTACCTTTAAAAAATGTTTAATTGTGTACTTTATATACCTCTAAATAACAATGTTTCACCGCCATAGGTTGATACTAAATCTTTTTTAAAGCTTTCGCGCTTGAACGTTTCCTTCTAATTGAGGACCTAATTTAAAGATTATTGTATCGGACGAATGTTGGCTTGTAACATCATCATATATTATATATCTAAGAAATAGGAAGTTTCACGCAAAAAGTTAGAACAATTTGAAACCTTTTTCTCAAAGGTGCATATAACTTTCAGGTCTTTGAAGGAGAGATAAGGTTACTTGGTTTCAGGGGTTGAAATCATAGCTGCTAGAAAGAACGCGTCTACTAAATCATCAAGCGGCTTTGGGATCTTTTTCCCAAACTCTTGTTCTTTAATCCAAGCATATAAAGGGCTCTTCTCTAGATTTTCGTCCCCAATTCGATTCTCTAAAAAAGCTTCAAACAATTGAGACTTATTCATGTTTCCTTTTCCAGCAAATTTCTTAATTGAGGTTGGAGCAACTGTCATCAAGTCTTCTGGTTTTAAAGTCTTAAGAAGTTTGAGCTTTAGGATAGCGGCGCCAGCAGCCATGTCAATCATGTTATTAGTCCCCATCTTTGAACCATAGCTCGTACCTTCAAACGCGATCGTAAAACCATCCTCTTCAAAACAATTTTGTAACACTAGATTAATAATGTCGTCCGCCATTCGGTCATATCTTTTGACCTTTGCTAGCTCGACGCTTGAGAATTCTTGTTCTTTTGTAAAATCAGGCTGACTAACAAGAGTGACATCTTTCAGTAGAGCCATTTCTTCTTGAAGCTTTTGTTCCTTTTTAGTACCGGTACCTGGCTTCATATAAGAGATAAAATAATACCTCTTACTCTTATCATTATAGAGACATATCCCTGGAGAATTCAGGGAAAAGTCGATTGAAAGGTAGTTCATTTATAGCTTTTTACCAAGAGCAGCACCTAAAGCAGCGCCCACAAGTCTTGAAGTTAATAGATCGTAAAATACTCCTTTCTGAATACCTAATACCTTAGCAATTAATTTACCAACTGATTTACCTAGAGCAAAACCTGTTAAACCACCGAAAATCGATCCTAATAAACCTTCATTAGTTAACTCATCATTAAATTTATTAATGTCAAGCTCTCCATTTTCGCTAGAATATTCAGCAACGAATTGATCGATTGCCTCGTCTACCTTTGATTCAAGTTCTTCAGTCCATTCTGATTCTAACCCTTCAGTTAATATTCTCAGATCGTCTTCAGTAACCTTTTGTTCTTGAAGGTATTCTTTAAATGTCTTAATATCTTTCATATTGTATATATTAGTCAATTTCGATTTGTAAATCTATCTTGTTATAATAGAATGTAACTTCAAATGTACTGAAGTCAGCAACATTATCACTCATGTTCAGGGTTAACTCATTAATTGAGTTCATAATTGGGTTTTCAAATTTAAAGAATGCAACACTCGCACCTTCAGCATCAAGTACCCTTAGTGTTAGGTCTTGAGTAAACGGATCCTTAGTTCCTCTTGAATAATAATATAAAAGGGTATCTTGCATAATCCAGTAGTTAATGAACCCGTCAAGCAACTGCATTGTTACTGTAAATTGCCTCTCTACTGTATTCTGAATTGGTTGAGAACCTCGATGATATCTTGTAGTACCATCCCAGTCATTTTGAGTTACTGGATCAAAGCTAATCCCAGGAACATTAAGACCCTGTACTGAATAATTTACAAAGTCGATTGGCTCCGCCATTATATTACCTGGAATCTTAGCAAGGTACTTTCTGTACTTATCTGCTACTTCATCTGGGATAAAGTTTCTAGGGAACCTAAAATCGTATGTATTATTTCTACTATTTAGAATCATTATTCAACTGTAAAGCTTCCTTTGATAACAATAGTTTCTTCACTACCATTATTTAATCCAATATAGAATGAGTTAGTTTGCATTGCTCTAATTTCGATAGCATTTCCACTATCTATTTTAAATAGAACCTCTCCTTTACTCATATCAACGTCTCTATTACAGATGTGGTTAAATTTCTTACGAACCTGTCCATCAATAAAATTAAGAGTCATATTCTCAACTGACGTGAAGTCCATTGCTTCAAAATCGTCGCCATTCTTTCTTACAATCTTAAACTTATAGTAGTTGTCCATTGGATAGACTCCAATTTCTAGTTGATTTGAAGCAAGATATTGTGGGCTATTCAAATCTATGATACTATTAAGTTGTCCAAGCTCAGTGATTGAAACTTCTGCAGGGTTAACTGCTGCAACTACATTATATCTCTCAATAAATGTTTTAACGTTCTTAGTTGATCTTGGTATTGAAGCAACAATTGCCTCTCTAATACTTCTGTTCTGTGAAAGATTCGGAAGAGTATTAAATACCTCAGTTACTGTGTTTCTACCAGATATATTTATTGTCTGTAGTTTTTTACCGTATTTAGCTGCTGAATTATAGGTTAAACTTGCCTTCTTAACGATTTGCGTATTGTCAGTCTCGTTATAAATTCTCATTGTAACGTCGATTGAGAAGTTAACCGCCGTATTCGCATTCATTACAACTGGTCGGAAAATGATAGGGTTTGCAAAATCTTCAGTTTGAGTAAACGTTGTATCGAACGTTTTAACTTGACCCATCCCGATTTGTTCGTATAATTCTACACCATAGATAACGATAATGTCATCTGATGAGGTATTAATCCTGTTTAATACGTAAGCTTCGAATGCGCTTGCACTACCATCTCTTTCTCCATAAATCTTAAAGTAATCCCCGTCATTTGCCTCTTCGATAACTGCTGTAAAATCTTGGTATTCGTCCTCTCTTGAAATAGTGAACGCATTTTCCTCAGCAGTATAGATATAATCGTATCCATCCTCAGTCGATAATCTGTCGATTAGACTAAATACAACTCCATAGTTTGAAGTTGGGTCTAAATCTGAACTATTAGCATTACCATCGCCATAGAATACATCATTAAACTGAGGGTTCTGATTTGCTAAAACAGTTGGGAACTTAATTTCAATAAATTTAGAGAATAGTGTCTCTCCAAGAATAAATGGTTTTGGATTTGAAATCTCGTAATTAGACTGGTTTAAGTAAACTAATTGAGTTAGGTTATTTTGTACTCCACTAGCTCTATCTGCTAATACTTGGAATAAGAAACCTTCATATCCTCTACTTGCAAAATTATAACCACTTCTTAAGTGTAGTCTAATTTTATCGTATCTAATAAAATTGATTGATGCTGTAGCATTTGCCTGAGAAGCTAACAAATCAGTCTCATCTTCCCCTAACCAATCAGTGTTATTATTAATATAGTTAAATTGCTGGTATGCTCCGGTAGAATCATATCCTAGTAGAGCCCATTTTGTAGAATCACCAGGAGCTTGAACTGCATGGTATCTACCAATAATTTGATTAATATCATTTCCAGTATTCTCATCTGGATTTGCAAATAATGGATTTGCCTTTTCAGAAACACTAATAACTCCGCCAATTAACGGAGAAGCTAAGTCATCATAATAATATTCAGCAAGTCCATTAGTTACTGGAGTAAATGTCAAAATTGTGTTTCCATTTACGGTTGAATAACTTCCAGTACCTACAGTTCCTTTAATTTTAAAGTTACTAGCAACTGGAATATAATTTCCAGTACCGTCTCCGAGGTTGAATTTGTAAGTTTTACCTGATTGTAGAAGTAATTTACGAGCTGCAAATCCTTCGATAACAAGATATCCTGCAGAATAGGTAACGTCGAAATTAACAACGTCTCCTCCGAGCTCATGAATTAAGTGTCTTTTCGAGAATGGATCCCCATCAACCGTATTGAGAATTTTTATCTCACTACCATTGTCATCGACCTCGATGTCATATGCTGCAGGGTTAGACTGATCGTGATATACGAACTCTAACAATACATCTTCGTCAATTCTGTAGTATGTTGATGATTGTGCCATATTAAAATCTTAACCATTTTGGTGACCAGATTAGGTGTGCTCCAATTGTTGGGCCAAATCCTAATTGCTGTCCATTATTTAACATAACCCCATATCCTACTCCAATTCCAACTGACCATCCAGCTTTCTTAGTATATGGTGCTGCGTTTAACTTATTATTTATCAAATTTATATTCTCAATTGAACCGATCGTTAAACCAGGGTAGCCTGTAGAAATCTTAATTTGATCCCTTCCATCGACTTCTTCAACTGCTGCTCTTAGTGTAATTGATTGACTTAATCTAATCTTAACATCAGATGCTGCAAGAGCACTATCAAGTTTAGTTACAATTAACGAACCTGAAAGGTCTCTAGAATTGCCATCTCCATAGTCTACATAATCTTTAAACTCGATTAAATCAGTGCTGTCGCTTAATCTAGTTGAACTGGTAGATGCAATAATGCTATCCTTTATTTGTAACTCGCTCTCAAGCAGATTCTTAACCCCTTCAAGTTCTTTATTTAATTGAAGCGATCTTCTGTATTTTTTCAACAAGTTACCGTTTGCCCTTTGTAAATCCTCAACAGTGAATTGGTAGCTTGAAATTTGAGCGACCATATCTCCGTTTAAGGTTCTAAAATACTTAATTGAGTCATTTGCTGCAATGTAGTTGTTTAGATTATTCTCAGCTTGAGCCTCAACTTGCTTAATTTCAGTTTTTAACTCACTGATACGATTACATTGCTGCATCATAAATAAAACAAGTATCGCCCCTCCAATAAAGGCGATTACTTTTTTATCTAGGGTTCGAACCCAATTTACTATGTCTAAAATCTTAGTTATCATTTATTAATTTGATGTTGGCGGTCCTGATGGACTTGAAGTAACTGAAGAATCTGTAATGCTTTGATATGATTCAGTATCAGTAGGCATTGAGAAGCTAAATCTAAGAATAGAAGGAACTACTGCCGAACCAGTGTTGTATACTAATAAATGTTCAGGCTGTACAGGTTCAGCTATAGTTACACCACCTCCATTAGTTGGACTAGTTGGCATACTAGGTATACCAGTAGACGCAGATGAATACTTTCTCCAGTAAAGTCGGATTGTGTTTTCTCCTGGTCTAATAAGTCCAAAATATGTATATGGCTTGTGATCTGCTGTATTTTCAGCAGAAGTCATTGACATTTGGAAATTGTGAACTTCTACGTTAACAATAATATCAAACCCAGTGTCATTCTTATAATTAAATTCATCAACACTTCCTAGTTTTAATCCAAAGTCTCCAGATGTGTATGATGACCAGTTGCCAACTTGAAACTCATATTGACCGAATACATTAACTAGGTTACCAACTTTAGTATAGTTTACTTCAAAATTTGAGTTACTATAGCTGCTTGACGGTATTGTTGTAGTCCCTGGCAAAGAAGGATTAACTTGAACTAATGGATTAGTAGGAGTGTAATCTCCTCTTTCAAAATAATCTTTAAATGCTCTTTGGTCTAATGTAGAGTCATGGTTACCTGCTGTAAATCCAGTTCCACCGGTGCTTCCAGTTTGTCCAGTTTGATCTGACCCTTCTGGGAAAATAATACCCTTATCTTTAGTAAGAAAATATAGATCTGCTGTCGTTAGTTTAGTATCTTTAATAATATTTACGTCAGAAGTACCAACACTAACAGTTTTAGTTCCAGAAGCAACTAGATTAACTTTACCAGCATCACTTAATGAATAATCAGCATCTAATTGAACTGAAACATATGTTGTTTTATCTGAATTAGAAAGTCTAGTTAAATCTATCCATTCTGTTGATGAAGTTGAATCATATCCTTCAAATTTTCCAGATGTTGAATTATATCTAATTGCTCCAGTTGGACTTCCAGCGGTTCTTTGTGCTGTTGTTCCAGAAGGAAGATTAATAGAACCGGTTCCGTTAAAGAATGAATCGGTTCCGCCAACCGTTAATTCTCCAGTTATTAAAGCATCAGCATTAACGGTCACATTATCATTAAACGTTGAAATTCCATCAGCTGTAAAACTAGGTTTAACTACAATTGCTCCACCTGCTAAAAATTCTACTCCACTTGTACTAGAAATATTCAGCTTCTCATAAGCATCTAATTTTAGTACATGTGACTGGATAGTTAACTTAGTGTTTGCCCCTCCAAAGTTTGGTTGTATAATCCAATTTGTACCTGCGGTACCACTACCGTCATAATCTGATGTAGCCTCTCCTCTAATTGCAATGTCAGTTAATCCACTTCCATATGCTAACCATTTTTGTGCATAGAATAAAGAACTACTTTGACCAACTACAAATTGTGCATTTGGATCTAAATCACCAGCAGCAGAACCTTCAGTATATGTAGTATCGCCAATAAACACTACAGTCTCTTGACTATTTGTTCCGTCTTTTGGTTTTAAAACGTTTGCGCTAATTGAATCATGTGTAAACTGATCCCAAAAATTGGTTGAAATACCAGTTTCACCTTTAATTCCTTGGTCTCCCTGGTCTCCTTTGTCTCCTTTAACACCAGTAGCACCAACTGCTCCAGCGTCTCCCTTGGTCCCTCTCGGTCCCTCTTTACCGCCATTTGCTAAGATTTGGTCAAAGTTATAATTGACCTTCTCCCATTTAATGGTATCAGTATCATTAGGGTAAAGTATTTCTCTAATGTTAATTGGCATTTTATGCTTGTATTTTTATCAGCGCCTTCATGCTATATGAATAGCCTAACTTTTTATTATATATTAGTCTAAAATTCAGTGGCTTTTTACCATGTAATTGATATGTAAAATCGCTTGCTTTAGTATATCCATTGTCGATTGTATCAATACTATCTGCTGAAACTACTTCTGATGGAGAGCCTTTGTACTCTTTAACATAGATTTGAATATCATCAAGTCTATATAGTCCAACCATATTGTTAGCAGCATACAATGTTACATCGTCATCAATTGTCGTTTTATCTCCTGCACTATTTGCTGGATCGACAAACTTTTGAATAGTTTCAAATAATCCATCTTCACCAATTGTTTTTGCGGCGATTCCTCCTAAATAGAAGTCAACAATCAAATTATTAGCATCTTCAAAATAGACAACGTCTGTTTTATTTGAACCATTTTTCAATATAACATCCAAATCAGATGCAGAATTCACAGAAGAAGAGGTAAACTCATAAATCGAATACGATGGTTTGTATTTTATTACCGTCGAACCAAGGTATGATTTTTCTTCAAGAGTTGAAATAGTACCTGGAATAAGTTCTGTACCTCCTCCACTCAGAGACCTAACATAATAGTTATTTTCCCATGAAGACTTAAAGACATTAATATCTCTTTTATCAATTGCAACCTCATTAATTAATGGGTATTGCGGTAAGTATTCACTACTTTCTGAAAGTTTAGTTACACCAAGCGTATTGATTTCATTTACCTTATGGTAGAAATGGTTTTTAATCTTTCCCCATTTAGCATCATGAGTACCTTCGTCACTAATAAATCCAACGTTAAATGCAGTACCCATTCTATTGTACCTATTATAGAATGCTAGTGATTTATTTACATCATAGTTGGTTGATAGATTTAGTTTATAAACTGGTTCTTTGAACATTTTAAACTCAGTATCATAGGTTAGCTGGTCTCTAATTACCTTGTTGAACCCATAAATATCAGTAAATGTAACTACCGGATTTAAATCAACAGTATACCTTCCATTGTGTCTAACTAAGAACGGATAGTATTCAGTTCCCTCTTCGATAACATATCCAATAGTTTCCTTTTTAAGTTTGTAACTTTTTGGAGTGTCTCCGTCAATCGAGGTAACCAGTTTAGAATGCTTAATAATTTCATTACCATCGTCCATTCTAACTGAGAACTGATTAGTAAGTTCAGTACCATCTTCTAAAACTGTAGTGTACTTAATTTCAGTTGAATTATTATTTACCTTATCAAAAACTTTATTTGCTGAAAGTTGTGATAATAATAATTCATGTGCATTAACACCACCACCTTCGTAAACATATCTAGCATTTAGTTGTGCTTGATATGGAATAGTGTATGGATTTACTGGTTGCTTAACGCCTAAACTATCAATCGTATAAGGAACCCCTAAGACTTGAAGTTGGTCAATACTAATAACCTTAACAACATCCATATAGAAATCTCCGCCTAATCCATAGTTAATTTTTAACCTTCCATATGTACCATCAGCCTGTGCTGGCATTTGATTAGAGAATGCAGGAGAAGAACCATCATTATGAATAACACCATTCAACGTATATGGACCCTGTGCTGCCCAGTTAACTGAAGAAAGTTCAATTGCGCCATCGATATTAACATCAGCATATTTGTAGAAGTTTTGACCATTTTGATCAGTATCAACGACAATCTTATGCTCTAATTCATATAGGTACTTTCTATTAATATAATCACCAATAAACGAGTCCTCGATATTTAACTGAATAAAGAATATAACGTATTCGAACTTATCGTTCTTGATAAACTCATATTCAATGTTATTAGTATCGGCATTTGTATTTACCTTAACAAGTGTCGAGAATCTGTAGTTATTAAATTCAGAATTCTTAACAAACTCTGCAGTATTTTGACTAGAACCATCCTTTCTTTTCTTAAATTCAAATCTAAGACCTTTAAAGATTGTACTTGCAAAATCAATATCGCTACCACCTTTAATTGGAGTGTACTTTTTAGTCAATTCAGTTTTAGTGTAGAATATAGTCTCTTTATTCTGAGTTGGATCTAATGGGTCAATAAACGGTACTACAAGTTCATGTCCTTCTGAAACCATGAATCGATCAAAATAATCGTGGTCGACATTCTTGAAAATATCTTTCGTAACATCAAATCCTTCTACAAAATCAATATAACTAAAACCGTCATTGTATTGGTTATACGTTAAGTATTCTGGCCATTTATCTAAATAGAACCATTCATGTGAGAATGCATCTCTATTTCTACCCTCAACTGTAACATCTGGTGAGAAGTTCGTTTTACCAAATGCCTCATTAGTATTTAAGTAATATGGCTGCTCTCTAACATTTAACATGTCCTTTAGGACCCACTTATTAATGTTAGGCACAACTCTTGAATCAGTTGAGTATTCTTTGAGGTAGTTTTCTTTTAATCTATCGTATTCTGAAGAGATTCTATCAACTTTAAGAGTTTTTGAGTCCTCTCCACCTAAAACAGGTAAAAGATTAGCAAAATATTCAATTGGGTTCAGTAAGAAATCTTCAGAAATCACATTGTCTGGTAAAATATTACCAACTCCCAGTTCTGCTTGCACATATGGCTCGTAGTCCATATTTTCTCTAGTCTCGTACTTTAATTCTTTTAGTTCAGAATTTGAAGTATCGTAGAAATCAAAATTCATGTCGTGGATATCATACGCTGAGAATAATCCAAGAGCCATTAAATTCTTAGAGAACACATTGTAATTACCAGCAGTTAGCGATGATTTGTCTTGTAAAATTATCTTATTAAAATTACCAGACCTTTCAGTTGTATCTTCAACAACATCCAATACTAAATTGTATTTACCACTATATTTAGTAGGTAGGTAATCTCCAGCTTGAATTTGAGAAACTACATTTGAATCAACATATACTGACTTTCCAGCAGAGTGTCCACCATTAAAGAAATAACTTGAGTAATTTAAAGTTAGATCAGAACTTAAGTTTAATTCATTATTAGTGTCACTGTTTTCGGCAGTAATAAAATCTATTTGATTACTATCTGCTACAAGCAACGTACAGTTCATCAGTTGATAGCCGTTCACTTCGCTAATAATATACACATGTTCATTCACACTATACGCATCAAAGTCCGTATAGTTTCTGATTGCACCTGCGATTGCGAACGCTACATCACTCTTTTCACCAATTGCTGAGAAAAAGTCTTTGTTAAACTTTCTTTTTCCTAAACTTCCAGTATTATCTGCTCTAAATGTACCAATTGTTTGGTTAACATTTGTGTAGATTTCTTTAACTCCAATAATTGAAGTTACAGTGGTTACAAAAATACCATTGTCGACTAGATTAGCCGACCTTTCTCTAAGAACAATACTGTTAATTTGTGTATTATCTGCCTCTACGCTTAACTCATATCTGTTGTAGAAGTCAATTGTTTGTTGTGGAGATGTTTGATTAACTGAATTCCATGCTGCTTCAAAGTTTGCCCAAGAAATACTTCCAGTCGCACCCATTGTAAAATCAATGTAATTGCCTAGAGCGTCTTCAATTCTAACAGTTTCTCCACTAACATTTGCAACGATTTTTAAACGTACTGCTTCTCTCTTAACTGCAGTTACTCTAAATAAATCATTGTTTCCTGGAATATCAATTACAGTTGCTTTTAAATAGTCTCCACCTGCAGTTTCGTTAGGTTTAATTTGAACTGAAACGCCCTTACTATTAATACCAAGTTTAGAATTAATTTCCTCGTCAGTTGCTTTAATGGCAACATTATAACGATTAGCATTATATGCATTTGAACTATCTAAATTATAGAAGTTCTCTTTAATTCTAGCATATGCAAGTACTCCTGTGTTTTGTAATAGACTGTATTCTGGAATAGCATATGTTGGATCGTTACCTTGTAAATATGATTCAATATTCTTAAATCTAACTAGACCATTTTTAATGTTTGATATTTCACCAACACCTGAATCTAAGTCATCGACATATAAACCAAAATATCTGTTAACTGAATAGTCAGTCGCGGTTGGGTCATTAAACATGAACTCTAAATTAATTAGATTAGCACACGCAACTTTATTTCTTCTGAAACCATCAGTTATAAAATTATTTGCATCTATTAAGGTAGTGTCTTGCTTAACAAAATCATCATAAATATATTCGCCTTTCTCAACGAATCCACCCTTAACCAAATCAATTCCATTGAAATTTGATTTTTGATTTTTCTCCATTGTAATTGTAAGTGGAGAGTCTGGGAAGAATTCATCTTGAACATGATTTCTTAAGTATTTACCAATCGAAGAGCTACTACTTAAATCAAACACTTTAACTATTCTAGAATTTCTAATCATTCTAGTAACTCTAGTTAGCTTATCAGTAGCACCTTCAGTATAGTCAAATTCTGGTGTTGGATCCTCAACCCTGTAGATCACGAACTTTTTAGGCATATTAACATCCAACCAAATTGGCGCCATCATCCTAAAGTCTTCTGAGTATAACTTAGAAGCGTTCAGCTTAGTTCCGTATTGATAATCTTCCTCGAACTGTTTTGAATAGTCATCAAGTACTGAAAAATCAGAGTAATCTCTTTTCGTATCAAACGCAGAATCTAGAGGTGTATTATTTTCGTTGTAATATCTTGATAGGTCATATGCATATCTAGAATCAGAACTTAACTCGTACTTTTTGTAACTAGTATTCGATAAGCCTTGATTTGCATTAATCGAATCTAAGTATATTCTACCCTCTGAATCAACCACCATCTTAACATTTGTGCTAAGTTT